AAATTGTCAATTCTGGATATGGATATCTGAATGATAGTAGTGTGACTTTGACAAAAACAGGATCAAATGATATAACAGGTACGGCATTATTAGGTAGACAGGGTATTGGCACTGGATATTGGACAACAACAAAAAGTCATATTAGCGACACAAGTAAGATTCATGATAATAAATATTATCAAGAATACTCGTATGAAATACAAAGTAACGTATCTTTGAATAAATATAGAGATATTGCTAGAAATGTTCTTCATGTTGCTGGAACAGAACTATTTGGTGCCGTTATAAAGAATACGAAGATTGACATGAATCAGACATCAATTGGTTCAACAGTAAAAGTTCAAGATCCTTTTATTATGACGGTCACTACTAACGCAGCATCTCAGACATTTGCAATACCTACTCAAGATGTTGGTACTTTTGATGCTATAATTGATTGGGGTGATGGTAAAGCTCGATCAATTATTACATCATACGATGATGCTGGTTTGTCTCATGTATATGATGTCCCAGGCGAATATCAGATTCGCATCGCCGGCACATTCCCTTACGTTCGTTTCAGGGATAGTGGTTATGAAGATATGGTTACTTCAGTTGAAAATCTTGGTGATGTTGGTTGGATCAGTTTTGAGAATTCGTTCTATAACTGTTCAAATATGACTTCGTTTACTGTTGGTACAACGGACACTTCTTCTGTTACTAATATGTCCTTTATGTTCAATCAATGCTCTGGGTTAACAACTCTTGATCTCAGTGGTTTCGACACTTCTTCTGTTACTACTATGTATGCTATGTTCAGAAACTGCTTTGGATTAACAACTCTTGATCTCAGTGGCTTTAATACTGCCCTTGTTACTAATATGTGGGATATGTTCTATAACTGCTCTGGATTAACGGGCATCACAGGTATAGACACCTTTGACACTTCTTCTGTTACTACTATGCGTTATATGTTCTTTGGATGCTCTAGCCTAACAACTCTTGATGTAAGTGGATTCAACACAGCCCTTGTTACTGATATGTATGATATATTCTATAACTGCTCTAGCCTAACAACTCTCGATGTAAGTGGATTCAATACCGCTCTTGTTACTGATATGCATGGTATGTTCTATAACTGCTCTGGAGTAACAACTCTTGATGTAAGTGGATTCAACACAGCCCTTGTCACTGATATGGGCTTTATGTTCTATAACTGCTCTGGAGTAACAACTCTTGATGTAAGCGGATTCAACACTTCTTCTGTTACTACTATGTATGCTATGTTCTATAACTGCTCTGGAGTAACAACTCTCGATGTTAGTAGCTTCGACACTTCTTCTGTTACTGATATGTATTCTATGTTCAGGGAATGCTCTGAATTAACAACTCTTGATGTTAGTAGCTTCAACACTTCTTCTGTTACTAATATGAGCTTTATGTTCTATTACTGCTCTGGAGTAACAACTCTTGATGTAAGTGGATTTAATACTTCTTCTGTTACTGATATGCAATCTATGTTCCGTCTATGCTCTGGAGTAACAACTCTTGATGTAAGTGGATTTAATACTTCTTCTGTTACTACTATGCGTTATATGTTCCTTAACTGCTCTGGAGTAACAACTCTTGATGTAAGTGGATTTAATACTTCTTCTGTTACTAATATGAGCTATATGTTCTATAACTGCTCTGAATTAACAACTCTTGATGTTAGTAGCTTCAACACTTCTTCTGTTACTAATATGAGCTTTATGTTCTATTACTGCTCTGGATTAACAGACATCATTGGTGTAGATGCTTTTGACATCAGTGGTCTCAGTTTCAGTTCTAGTCTCTACAACTTCGCAACTAATGTTACTCTCCCAACATCCCGCTATGATGCACTGTTGATAGCATGGGAGGCGCAAGACCCGTTAAACGGCATGGCTCCAAACTTTGGTGGTTCAAAATATACTGGTGGCGGGGCGGCTGCTGCGGCTCGCTTAAATCTAACAACTGTACCGGTCAACTGGACGATCACTGATGGAGGTATAGCATAATGACGCATGAGATAACACAAACTTATCCAGGGTTTTTCATTATAGATAGTCATGCAGTTGAGTTGGTCCCAGGGCAAGTAGTTTCCTATCGAAATGACGCAACAGTTCAAACATTTAATACGGCAGAGGAAATGCGAACTGCTCATCAACTTCAATTCCCAGAACAATATGTAGTTGATTCGGCGAATACGATTTATGATGACTATATTGTATAAATATAGAAATATAGGTGGCAAAGTATTGCACGTAGCTGGTACTAAGCTCTTTGATGCTGTTATTAGGAATACGAAGATTGACGTGATTCAGACAGCAATTGGTTCAACGGTAGAAATAGAATAAGGTATATGTAAGTGGCCACAAAAATTGCTACAAATAAATTTCGTGTGCATAGTGTCAATAAGTTTATTGATTCGGTGCAGAGTACAACAAACAGCAACAGCTATTATGTTTTTGCTGGTAGATCAAATCCATTCAGTGATGAGGTTACTCCTCCAGATGTAACATCGTCAACAGACGAAATTCATTATAATATCTATGACGAAATGTTATTTGGAAAAAGAGTAACATCTAATGATGTGGTTTCTATGATTAGGCGAGTAGATTGGCAAAGCGGAAATACGTATGTGCAGTGGACAAATACACTAACTTCTCCGGAAGAAAAAAACTTCTACGTTGTTTCACAAGAAGGTGCAAATTATTATGTCTTCAAGTGTCTTGATAATAACAATAACAGCGCTGTAAGCGACCAACCCTTATTCAGCGAAACGTCTGCTGAAGATTCGTTATATCAAACAAATGATGGCTATATCTGGAAATATATGTATACAATTAGTGCAGCAAATTGGTCTAAATTTGCCACGAACGATTACGTTCCAGTTATTGTAGACTCGGATGTAACAGCAAATTCTATCTCTGGCTCCATCGAATTAATAAATGTAAATTCTAATGGTCTTAGATACGATGCTTATGCTAACGGGACAATCTTAAACGCTGCCGTGGGCGGCGACACAACTAAATTCAATCTTGCTACTGGTTCTAGAACTCTCTCTTCAGCATCTGATTTTTACAATACCAGCGCTATATATATCCGTTCGGGTACCGGCGCGGGCCAAGTTAGAACAATAACTGATTATATCGTATCTGGTTCCACCTATCAAATCATGATCGATAGCGCATTTACTGTATTACCAGATATCACATCTGTTTTCGATATTGGTCCAAAGATTACAATAACCGGTGATGGTTCTGGTGCTATTGCTATTGCAAACATTAATACTTCAGCAAACTCCATTTCTAAAATTGAAATGGTAACCGTTGGTTCAGGTTATAGTTATGCTGATATTACAATTTCAAGTAATACAACAGGCACAATCACAGCAGTAAGTCTTACTCCTATAATTTCTCCTCCTGGTGGTCATGGTTCTGATGTGAAGAATGAATTAGTAGCGAAGTTTGTTGGTGTTAGTGCTACCTTTAAAAACAACGAATCAGGAACAATTCCAACGACAAACGATTATCGTAAGATTGGATTGTTAAAAGACCCTCTATTTGAAACTCTTACTATTGATTTGACCACTTCTGTAGCGTCTTCATTTACAGATGGCGAGACGATAATCCATTGTACTCCAGATTGTACCAACGCATCTGATGCGATTGGTAAATCTTCTGGTGTTATCACATCACGAAACGGTACAGAACTCCAACTTACAAATGTGAGAGGTGTTTTTGAATCAACAAATTCGATAAAAGGATTGACTTCTAACACAGAAGCAATAATTGATACAGTTAGTAAATCATTATCTACCTTTAATCAGTTAACAAAAATTACAGCATCAATAGTTTCAACAGGCAGTGGTGGAGGCGGGCTTGCTAACACTGGATTTACATCAGACGATACAATAACACATTCAAACGATTCTACAGGAAGAATATTTGATGTATCGTATGATATAACAAGGTCGATTTCAAATATATCTATTGCCGATCCTGCTGTTGTGACAACAGCAGTAAATCATGGATTTGCAAACGGACAATCAGTAACATTTGATGGCCTTAATGGAAGTGCTATCAACGAAGGTGGAGTTTATTGGATTGATAATGCGGATATAAATACATTTGAACTTTACACCGACAGTGGACTAACAACATCGTTTGATAATTCTGCAAATACTGTTGCGAACACTGGTATTGTAACGAGTGCTGGTGATGTAAGTTCCTCATTTAGAACATTCCACATAAGTAATGTGAGAGGTAGTATTACAGATTCAGGAACAATTACTTCTGATACGACTAGCGCAAGTGTAACTGTAACAGAATCCTTTCAGCCTGATCTTATAGACAACAGTGGTGAAGTGTTGTATCTAGAAAATGTTATAGCAATAGAAAGAGCAAACGACCAAAGCGAAAAAATTAAGATTATTTTCGAGTACTAAGGGAATAAAATGGCAATAGATACCAATCTAAATCAAGATCCATATTTTGACGATTATAGCGTTAATAAGGACTTTCATAGAGTTCTATTCAAACCTGCTGTTGCTGTTCAAGCAAGAGAGATGAATCAGCTTCAGGCAATTCTTCAAAATCAAATTGAACAGTTCGGTGATAACATACTTCAAAATGGTACTATTGTCAAAGGGTGTAATTTTACCTATTTGAACCGTTTACCGTTTGTGAAAATTCTCGATCTTGACACTTCTTCTCAAAATGTTACAATGTCTAATTATGTGGGACTTCGTGCTGTTGGCCTTTCAACTGGTGTTGAGGCTTATGTTGTCGCAGTAAAAACCGGTCTTCAATCTCAAACGCCAAATTTAAACACTTTATACATCAGATATGTAACCTCTTCTGGCGCGAATAAAACATTTTCGTCTACTGAAAACATTAGGCTTGAGAATTTTACGACTGCTGCTGTTGTAACAACAGTAACTGCCGCTGGTACGATTGGAACTTCTATAGGTAATGGTGTTGGATTAACTGTAGGCGATGGGTTTATATATCAAAAGGGTAACTTCATTCGAGTTGATCAACAAACTACTATTATTGAAAGATATTCAACTACTCCTGATGGTGTAGCAGTTGGATTTAACACTAGTGAAGAAATTATCAATTCTAATGTTGATACTACTCTATTAGACAACGCTGAAGGTTTCAACAATGAAAATGCTCCTGGTGCTGATAGATTAAAACTTACTCCAACATTAACAGTAAAAACTGTTGCAGCAGCAAACGCTGACGAAAATTTCTTTACGTTGATTGAATATCAAAATGGTAATGCTGTTCGTCGTAAAGAAAAAACACAATATTCGGTTATTGGAGAAGAGTTTGCCAGAAGAACATCAGAAGAATCTGGTGATTATGTTGTTGAAAAATTTCCTCTGAATATTGAGGCAACAGATAACGCCAACACTCTGAATGTTAGAATTGGTAGCGGTTTAGCATATGTTGATGGTTATAGGGTTAAGACACATTCTTCAATCGATACAGAAATTGATGTGTCAGGAAATTACGTTTCGGTAACACAACAGAACGTAACAACCAATCTCGGACACTATATTATAGTTGATGAGTTTTACGGTGATATGAAATTTGATCAACTTCAATCTGTAAATCTTCATGATGGTACTCAGAGTGCAGCCACTGCGGCCACCGTTGTTGTGCCTGCTTCAGCCAACGGTTCTGTCATTGGCACGGCAAAGATTCGCGGGGTTGAGTATCATAGTGGCACAGTTGGGGCAGCAGATTGTCAATATCGATTATATCTCTTTGATATTCGTATGGCAAATAACTCAGTTACTTTTGATAGTACAAAGAGTATTGTTTATGATGGCACTAGAGATGGTTCTGGTGACATAGTACTTGAAGGTGGTAAGGCAAAGATTAAAGACTTCTCGTTTAAGAAGAATTTCTGGCCTATTGGTAAGAATGCAATCAAGACTGTTCTGGGCGGTCCTTCTTCTGATTATGTTTATAGAACATATACTACCATGAATGTTACTGCTGGAGTTCCGGGAGAAGGATCAATTACTGCACCGACTGATAGTGTATTTCCGTATAGTGATGGCACTTTGTCCCTTACACAAAAAAGAGATGACCTTGTTGTAGTCGATGTCAATGGTCTTCCTGTAAATCTCGACAGTGTAATTGTTACAATTGCTGCGTCTGGTACAACAATGAATTTTAGTGGTTTTAGTGGAATCGCAACTGATGGTCTTGCAGCAGTTTCCTATAAAGTGAAACGTAACGCTAATCTGATAAAAACAAAAGATTCAAAAACAGTATATGTTAAAGTGTGGGTAGATGTCACTCCAGGTGGAACAACTGGCACATGGTCACTTGGTCTACCCGATTGTTATGAGCTTGTTGGTGTTTGGCAAGGTACAGATATCACCGTTTCTGAATTGGACACAGACGTCACATCAAACTTCCGATTATATCCAAATCAACGAGATGCTTACTACGACCTTTCTTTTGTAAAGAAAGCACGTGCTTTTACGATTTCCTCAGGTCAGTGGTATCTTTTAAAAGTGAAAGTTTTCGAAGAATCTGGTTCTGGTCTTTGCATGGCCACTGTTGATAGTTATGTAAGTCTTCCATCTGCACCAATTGATATTCAAGATATCCCAACTTATACTTCAGAATCTGGTGTAAGATACGATCTTCGAGATGTTCTTGATTTTAGACCTCATTGTTCCAATACAGTTAGCTACACTTCTGATGATGTTGCAGCAAGTGTCGTAACAAGCACTGTTGGCGATACACCAACATTTCCGGCGTCAGATGCTTTCACTCCAGCCCCCAATGAAAATGCTGAAATTGATTATGATTATTATCTTGGTCGAATTGATAAACTTATTGTTGATAATGTGGGTCAGTTTAAACTTATTACTGGTGAACCATCTGAGAATCCAACTCCACCTTCAGACCCATCAAAAGGTTTAGTTCTGGCAAAAGTGAATATTCCACCATATCCAGCATTAACTCCTCTTGTAGCAGCAAGAGCAAATAAAGACTCTTATGGAACTAAGATTATTCCTAATACGAATAATAAAGGTTATACGATGAGAGAGATTGGATCGCTTGACCGAAGAATCACAAATCTCGAATATTATGCGTCTTTGAACGCTCTTGAAACTTCAGCAAAAGATAAAGCAATCGTTGATGCGAATGGTCTTGATAGATTTAAGAATGGTATCTTTGTTGATAATTTCTTAGACTTTTATTCTGCTGATGTGAAGAACAGTGAATTTGGCGCTTCTATTAATCCATCATTCGAAGAAGCTCAACCAAAGTTCCGTCAATTTGATGTTGACTTGAAGGTTTCAACAACTTCAGGCGTAACTAATTTTGGTAAACTTGCTACATTAAACAAGACTGATGTAACGTTTATCACTCAACCATATGCGACAAAAACACGTAATGCTGTACAAGATTTCTATCAATATAATGGAAACATGTTTATTTTTCCTGATTATGATAGTGGATACGATGTAACTAGAGCGCCCGATTTTAATATTGATATTGACATTACTCAACCATTTGTCGATTTTGCTGAAGCAATCAATGAGTTCGTGCCTCTACAGCAAGTCAGAAGGCGTGTTGCTCGTACAGGTCGTCAGACTGATCCTAACACATTCACCACAACAACTACAACTACAACCACGACAACTGAATTGAACATTAATACTGAAGAAACTCAGCGGGATGTTGGTGAGTTCGTTACTGATGTTCGATTTAATCCATTCATGAGATCCCAAGAAATCAAGATTCTTGTTCATGGTCTTCGTCCAAACACAACTTTCTATTTCTACTTTGATGGGCAATCAATCACAAATGATGTTGCGCGGGCAGTATCTATCGATGACAATACTGATGACGTTGTAAACTTTAGACGTTCTTCAGAATATGGTGCTACTATCACCAGTGATTCAAATGGCACTCTTCGTGCAATCTTTAAGATTCCATCTGGAACTTTCTTTGTTGGAGAGAGAAAACTTGAGATTATGGATGTCTCTAGTTATTCTGACAAAGTGACAGCTATCAGTAGAGCCCAAAAGAATTACAATGCGTTTAACTATTCAGTTGAGAAAACTAATGTTGGTGTAAACGTAAGACAACCATCAATTAATGTTACGAGAAGCACAAGCGTCAGTCGTTCAGTTGACACTAGAATTATCGAGGCATTCGATAACGAATCCTCGACGAACGGCGACGGCTCAGATGGCATCGATCCAATAGCGCAAACATTCTATATTAAGAGTAGTATGTGTTCAGGCGACAACGTTCTTTATGCAACGAAGATCGATCTTTATTTCAAGGAGAAATCAGATACTGCTGGATTTACATTTGAAATTCGTGAAGTTGAAAGTGGTTTTATTACAAATAAGATACTTCCATTCTCTACTGTTCACGTTCTTTCTTCATCTGTCAACGCAAACAACACCGCAGCAGCGGCAACAACCGTAACCTTTGATGGACCGATTGCACTTGAAGCAGAAAGGGAATACGCATTTGTAATCAAACCAGATGGAAACAATCCAGATTATCTCATTTGGGTTGCAAAGACTGGTGAGACTGATGTATTGAATAATATTGCGATTACTCAAGATTCAAATGATGGAACACTCTTTACTTCAACTAATGCGAGAACTTGGACTCCATATCAAGACGAAAACATTAAGTATACTCTTTATAGAGCTAACTTCTCTACTTCATCAGGCACAGTAACATTCACTAACAAAGATTCAGAATATTTAACAATTAATAGTATTTCTGGTTCATTTAAAAGTGGTGAATATGTGTTTTTAGATGCTGCTAACAACAGCGGTACAGTTTCCATCGTTGCTGGTAACAGTGAAATTAACGGCGACGCAAGTTGTACCTTCACAAGCGATTATACCGTTGGTGACTTTATTGTGGTTAGAGCAACAAATTCAATATATGACGTTTTAGAAATCAAATCTGTTGCTAATGATAATTTTATGGAAGTTTATGATCCACCCAAGTATTCTAACAATGCATCAGCGCATTTCCAATCGATTGTTGGTAAAGTATCTTTGTTTGAAAGTAGACTGCCGTCTAGATTATACTTAGAAGAATCTTCTGCGGCAAGTGGTGCTGGAAACTACTTTGAAGCCAATACTCAAGTTATCGGCGCTGAGAGTAATGCAACATGCACTATTGAAAGTGTTGATGATAAAAACGTTTCATTCGTTGCTCCTAATATCTATAAAACAAACACAACACAAACAAAAACGACTTTGAAACTTGGTGTGCCAGGTTCTTTGACAACGTCCAGTTTCGATAATTATAACTATCTAAACACAACTGATACTGTAATTAAAAGTCGTTCTAATGAGATTGTTGATGATGCTGGAGCAAAGAGTTTCTCTTGGGAAGTTACTCTAGAAAATACTTCTGGTACTACACCAAGATATAGTTCGCCAGTAATTGACGTTGATGTTGCTTCTTGTAAGATGTTTGAATATGTTGTTAACAATACAAACACTGATGAAGATACTACAGACGGTGCAGCAGAAAGTAAGTACATTTCGAAAATCATAACTTTATCGGATGGGTTAGACGCTGAAGATTTGAGAGTTTATTTAACTGCTTATCGACCTCCTGCGACGACAATTGAAGTTTATGCAAAGTTTTTGGCGTCTTCAGATAGTGAAGAATTTGCGTTGAAACCATGGACAAAAATGGATGGTTCAGCATCAAATCCAGTATCACAGAACTCAAACAGGTATGACTTCAGAGAACACCAATTTAATCTTCCAACAACCGCTCCCGTTTCTGGCGCAGCGTACTTAAATTCGAGTGATGTTATTGAATATACTAATACAAATGGTATATTCAATAACTACAAATATTTTGCTTTGAAGATTGTATTCTTGGCTTCTGCACATAATGTTGTCCCAAGACTGAAAGATATTCGGGCGATTGCTTTGAGCGCTTAATATGAGTGAACATAAGTTTATGAGAGATCAGATTTCGGGCGCACTCATAAATACTGATGAGGATGGTCTATTGAGGTATAAAATGAAAAAGAAAAACGCTGAAAGAATTGATAAAATGGAAGAAGAAATTTTAGAAATTAAACAACTACTGATTAGTATAAACTCAAAACTGCAAGGTAAATAGGAATGGCTCTTACTTCATACACTGGTACAGAGATTGGTTTAAACGGTTCTTCAGGTACATTTGATGCGTGGAGAACCAAAACCAACGATATTATTGGCGATTTATCGACAGTTGTTGTTACAGTATCAAGTTCTGCGACTGTAGCAAACAATACAAACGGTTCACAAACAACTGGTAACATGGACATTGATGGATATCTATCAGCGAGTGATGTTGTAGTTTGGGGTACAATTCGAGGTGGTTCAAATTATACTTGGGCTACTTCAGCCACTCTTGCCATTGACTCTGCTGTCACAGCAAATGGAAATATTGATGTTACTGGAGATGTGACTGCTACAACATTTAGTGGTTCTGGCGCTAGTTTAACAAGTATTCCTGCAGGACAGCTTACTGGCACAGTAGCATCTGCTAGACTTACCGGAACTTATGCTATTGATATTTCAGGGACGGCTGCAACAGCTACTTCTGCAACATCAGCAACTACAGCTACTGGCGCAACAAATATTGATATTGATGCAACAACATCTACAGATATAACAACGTATCCTGTATTGGTCGGTGCCAATACAACAGGAAATCAAGTTCCGTTTATTGATAATGCGGATCTAAGTTATAACGCCTCAACTGGTGCTCTCAGTGCAGTATCATTTGTTGGTGATGGGTCATCTTTGACTGCACTGAACGCCACACAGCTTACATCAGGAACAGTTCCTGCTGCTAGATTGTCTGAAGCGAGCGCCGCAAATATTCGATCTGGTGCTGCAAATGTTTTGGTTACACCAGCAGAAGTTCAGAATGCTCTAGCAGTTGTTACGCTTACAGACACAGGCGGAACCCTAGACTTCGATTGGGATACTTTTATCAACGGCACATATACTATGTCTGCAAACACAACACTTCCGATACCAACAAACCCGGTTGAAGGCGAAACAAGAAGAATTGAGTTCAATCAAGATGGAACCGGTGGGTGGTTTATACATTATGCTTCTGGTTATGAATTTGTTAATAAATTTAAACCAACAATAACGACAGATGCTAATGCAAAGTTTATTGTTTATGTTTTCTGTGCAAATAGTTCATCTTTCGTCGTTTCAACACAAGATAATGTTGGAGTACCTGCATAATGGTGGCATATTATCCTGGAGTTCATTATGAAATACTAGCGGCGGCTGGTCTTGGAGAGTTGACTATTGAATATTTGTGGTCAGCTGAAAGAGGACCCAACGAAATAACAACTACATTCTCCAATAGAAGTTTAGGTGATCCAGACCCAAAAAGAAGAATTGTTATTGTTGCATTTGGTGATGCGGACGATCCTGCGTATGGTCTCGACCCACCTGTTTCGTACCGGGCTATGTATAATAATCCAGATACTGGATATGTAAAGGTTGGTGATAAATATGCGATCCCTCACGTTAATGGTGAAACAACCTATGGAGAGGACGACCATGTTTCTATTCATAGTGTTCTAATGCCAACAGGGACCACGGCAGATTTTGTTTTAAGTGGGGGTGATAGCAATGATAGAAAAGCAATTGCTGTCTATAGAGTTACCGGCGAACACTCTATGATTTATCAATACGATTGGGGAGATAATTCCAGCACTTCAAGCACATATTATTCTATGACGCTTGATTTGCCGGAAAAGGGTGTAGCATTATTTGGGGTTAATTCAAGATATGATGACAGAACCTTTACGCCAAATGAAAATATAATGCAAATCGATGCAAGCAACCTTAGTATGGGGGGTGAACCATACAATGCATGGGCAGCAGGATCAACCGAAAATTATGGAAGCCTAGACGCACCAAATAATAATTATGATGCGGGTGGTAGCCTTTCATCTTCTGATCGTTCGGCATACTGTTCTATATCGTTTGCACCGATGTCAGGAGCAAGACCTCCCGTTAATTCAAAATATATTTTATCAAGTAATTCAAGCGTATCCTCAAACAGTTATACATTTTCAAATATATTCATTGGAAATGAACAAGATGATAGATATGTTGTTGTAGCAACACACGCAGAGGGTGGTATTAGAGGAGACGAACAACCTACAGTGAAGTTAAATAGTGTTACTATGAATGCGGCGGGGTTTGGTGGCACTAGCAATTTGGGCGCTGGTTTGTTTTGGTTAAAGTATGGATCTACTCCTTGGCCCGATGGTGACACAGCAACAATTACAGTTAGTTGGGATGGTGTTAGTACTGCTTCTAATATGTGGATTAGCGTTTGGACTATGACAAATCACGAAAGCACAGTCCCTATTCTTGTTTACAGTGCAAATAATGCGGTGCAAGAAAAAACTGGACCTACTGCGTCAATGGAGTTAAATCATATTACTGGTGGAGCAGGATTTACCGTTGCTACTTTTCGGGCACCTACGACTACAACTATGGATGTGGGATCGGGTACACCTCGTGTTGCGGCTAGAAACAACACCATGCCAATAACTGAAACATACTATGACTACGATTCGGAGTATGGATATTTAAATCAATCTCAAGCATCTGGATTAAGTTTCCAATTAGCTGAAAATGGCACAGGGGTTACATGGACATGGGAAAGTGGCAGAGAGGACACCTATATTGCTTTTTCTACGACTGGTGTTGTATTTTATTAAGCGGGGTAGTAAATGGTGTATATTTTAGATATAATCTCAATCATAACCACAGGAATTATGAACCGTTTTAGAGGAACAGGTGGAAAGCTTGGTTTCTATAAAACGGGTGTCGGTAAAGCAAGAATTCTTGTTGGTGTAACTATTGCTATTTTCTCGTGGTTAATGGCATATTTTATTGTAGGTATTCCGTTTCTTCAAACGCTATATACACTCGGCGCAATACCGCTTATGTGGGCTGGATTAAGTCTTGGTTGGGGATCATATATGGATCAAGGTACTGTAGCCAGACGTGGTAATGAAATATTCAAGCCATTAAAGAATGTAAAAGTAGAGGTGTTACATGGATTATGGGATTTGGTCCAAGAGAAAAGATCCTGTATGAATACGCTATGAAGTATTATGCAAAACATGGATTTGAGGTAGTCTTGTCTGATATTGATAATCCTAATGGTTACGGCAAAGGTTATTATTATAAAATATAAATAAAAGAAAACTCTAAAGGTATAAGTAATGGCAATCAAATCAAATCTCACCATCGACCAAGGTTCTGATTATTCAGTCACGTTCAATCTTACTGATGAAAATGACGTTGCTTTAGACTTGACTGGTTATACTGGCAGAGCACAAATGAGAAAGAGCCCAACATCATCAACAAAGAAAGACTTTACCGTTTCTGTTAATGTTTCTGGTTCAATTACGTTATCTATGACATCAGAATACACATCAGGAATCACAGCAACTAGATATATGTATGATGCTGAAATCGTAAGTGTTGCTAATAATGTAACTCGTGTTGTTGAGGGTATTGTTACTGTAACTCCAGAAATCACTAGGTAATAAAATGGCAATAAGAGCAGTCCAAGTTAGAAGAACTGGTGAAATAATTCCGTCTAAAGCAATCATCGGTTCTCTTGCAATGGGTGGTTTGCAAGATGTAAATCAACCTACACCAACAGATAATCAAGCAATTCCTGTATATAATAGTTCAACATCTTCATTCTCTATTATTCGTCATCCTCTACTGGATCACAATCCAGGAACTTTGACAGCAGAATCAGCGATTGTTGTCGATTCAAACTCTCATATCGATTATTTAAACGTATCAGAGTTTCGTATTCAAACTGCTGGAGCAAATACTTCATATATAGATGAGATAGTGGAATCGATTACTGGAAGTGCAAGTAACAATCAATTAGCAACAGCATATGCAGTAAAAACATACGTAGACGATCATGTAGCAGATGAATTGGATCTTGCTATAGCGAATATAGATGGAGGAATTTATTAATGGATGAAAATT